AAATTGCATTAGTTGTTATTGCCATAATTGTTCTCCTTAACTTGTTGTGTTTGGAGATGGAGAGGCTACCTTAACTCGTGGCACGCCATCATCATACTCCGCACGTCTTCTTCTGCCCATTTGTTGTAGAGCAAAATTCTGTATTTCTTCATCATACTTGCTTTTATAGAGGTTGTATAGATCCATGGGACCTTTTAAAAACCTAAAAGCCTCAGATAAAACTCCATGTAACAACATAGATTCCTGGTACGTAGATAAAAAAGTATTATTAGTGGATGTAAATTGTGGTGGATCTTTTATATAGTTAATTTGACATGTATCTGCAGCAGCAGGTGTCGGAGCTACCAATATAGCAAAATCATTATAGTTAGCAAAATATTTAGGTGTGCCTTGTGCTCCAGAACCGTTAAATTCTGTTATAAAGCTAATATCTCTTTTTTCTAAAAAGGTTCTTACTCCTCCAGAGACATGTTCTATAGATCTTAATATTAAAGAATCAGATGGTATCGTAAGTGCTCTATTACCAGCTGTAAATGTTGAAGTCGCATATTTTCTTAAATCATCGTAATCAACTTTTCCAGCAACATCTAATTCAACAGATCTTATAAAATCCTGAATTATAGCATCTGTTAATACATTGCTATCTACTTCAGTATAGTTTCTCACTTGAGTTAAAAAATTTGCGTGTGTTATAGCCATTATGTAATACTCACTGTTATTGAACCTAATAAAGCATCTAATTGTCTTCTTCTATTTTGTAAAGACGGATCTTCTGGTTCCATTGAATTTATATTTGTAGATAATGATGGATCACTATGAGTGGCCACAAAAGACTCAGTTCTAAAAGCAAATTGACCAGGTAAAGATAAATTAGCAACTCCAACAACTGTACCACCTGAGTCTGAAATAGTTTGATCAGGAGGTGAATTATTTATAAATTCTTGAGTTGGTTGTTGAAACTTCATTACTCTTGAGTTTTGTAAAGCAATAGCATCTGCAACAGTTCTTCTACGTCTTATCTGTGGATGTTTTGCTTCAAACTCTGATATATGCACCAATGAGCCATTCCATTCTTTTACCATTTCTCTATATGGAAATTCCATGCCAGATCTATCTGATATAGCTTTTGAATTTTTTCCTGTTGCAAATTTAGCCATAATTAAACACTCGTTGGGTAAAATGATTGTGGCGTTATAAATGTAGATGTTCTCTGACCATCTTCATCTAACGCTCTTTTTAATTCATCTTCGTATATTAATTTATTCTGTTGTACTAATTGTGGTGCCACTTTCATTGCTAAGTAATAAGCTAGTCCAGCACACATACAAGGTAAAAATCTATAAGCTACATCTGCTTGATTTGTGTATATACCAGCGTCTTCTATTCTTTTAATAACATAATACTTTAGGTGAGTATATGTATTGAGATCTGGAGCTTGATATAAATATATCTTTGGTGTTGTTAATCTTTCTACGTAATATTGAGATGGTGTACCTGTAGTAAGTTTATTTGGTAATGCAGCATAAGCTGATCTGTCTATTTTAGTTAATGAAACGTCTTGTGTAGATGAACTCTCTGCTGTAATAGAAGATGACGATATGTAAGCTTCTAAAACATCATTAACGTCTGAAGAAACTGAATATTCTGCTTGACCAGAAACTAAAGCATTTTCATCTAATTCTACTTTCCATAAATGAATGCCTCTATTACCCCACTCAGCAAACAATAGATTTAAAGAAGTTCTTGCAGATTTTAAATCATAACCTGAGTTTGTTCTTATATTACATCTTTGATATCCCTCTTGAATAATATCATCAATATTTAAATTAAATGCTGTTGTACCTGAAGTTCCCATTATACTAATCCTTTATAATAATCTGCCATGCCACCTTTACTTTTTTTAGCAATTTTTTCTAATGTAACTGCTTGTGCTGCATGTGCTTTAGATGCTTTTTTTAATTTGTTAGCAACTTTTTGAATACCACCTTTAGAGTTTAATTTTACTCTTTGTTTTCCTTTACCAAATTTTTTATCAAACATTGCTGTAGCTTTATCTTTTTGATTTTTAATATAATCAATTAAAGCTCTTCTAGATTTTCTCATAATTCTAGTAGCATCTTTTCTTCCAGCTTTTCTAGATTTTCTTAAAACATATTGAGTCATATCAAATAATTCTCTTGATTTAGCTCTTTGAATATCTAGTTTTTTCAACGCTGTAATTTCTTTCTTATCTATTCCAGTTCTTTTTTTTATTTCTGGATCATAGACTTTATTAATTCTTTGTATGATTTTTTTCCTTGCTGCTCTAAATGGTTTAGATCTTACAGCAGCCTTAATACCTGTTTTAAGTAAACCACCAGCTAATTTTTTTTCAACTTTAAATACCATTCCTACTGGTTTGATAGTTACAGATTTACCTTTTTTCATTCCAGGTAATTTAGGTTGTATTCTAATAATTCTTTTACCCTCTCTCTGTTTCATATATTTATCAAACTTTTTATTTTTTCTTCTCATGTTTTCAATAATTCTATTTACAGGTTTATTTATTCTTTCAGCCATTATTTAAATCCTTTCAACAAATCGCCATAGTAACTTTCATAACTTTTATTTGATATGTATTTACCGTCTATTTCTGATTTTATATATGATCCAATATAAGTTTCTTTTCTTTCAGCTTTACCAGGAGCTTTAGAAACTGTTTGAGAAAACATAGCTCTACCCATGGCAGCCTTAGTTACAGGCACGCAATTAGGCACCATTTTTTTGCCTTTTTTCTTCATACCTTTTTGCACATATCCATCCCAACATGTTCCTTGTTTGTATTTCATACTTCTCCTTTTGAGCCCGGGCTTTGTGTACGTAATGTATCACCTTTACGGGTTGTACAACTTTCTGATTGTATCATTTTTTATCTATGTTTTGAAGACCCTTGTTATCTGCAATTTCTGTTTGAAATACCAATATAATTCTTTTTTCATAACAATTCCTACTAATAGGAACCATACCATGAGGTAGCAAACCATCAAATATCAGTAAATTATTCCTAAAAGGTATAGACGTATGTAATATTTTATTTTTTTCTTTGTTAAAAATTAATGTTTGACCACCCCATTCAACATTCCAATCCTCACAAGAATTTAGATATAGAATTATGGTTCTATTGTAATTTAACTTGGTTATTCTATCTTGATGTATTTCCATTTCATTACCATACTGATAAGAATTGAAATATGCATTATGAGGCATAAACTGAACATTATACCTTTCATTCAATTGTTTAATTATAAAATCATCAAAATTTTTTTGGGGTTCTTTTTGATCTAAAAAAGTAAAATTACAATTTGTGCTATATCTATTAACACCTTTTTCGTTATTTGCAAATGATCCAAAATTCCATCTAATATTTGGTAGACCCTTTAACAATAAATTTAAATTTTCTTCACTTAAAAAATTATCTATACTATCTATAAAACCTTGTTTATAAATATCTTGCATTTAAATAAGATCTGTGGCGTTTCCTATTATGGGTTTATATTTAACCTTACCATCTTCTCTAAATGCTCTCAACAATTGTTTTCGTGGTTTCTCAGTCACATAGCTGCAATGCACCCACCCAGAATTTGGTTCACCAGGAGTATAGAACTCAAGTATCATTTGATCCCAATCTAGGTTATTTTTGATCCAATCAAAAACTTCAGCGTTGCTTGTGCCCAGACATTCGAAGTCAACCGCTTCGGCCTTGGTATGTTGTGAAGTCAAACTGCTGCCTATGGCTACACATAATTCGGGGCTACGATAGCAACTTGTCACCGTTACTCTACCGAAGTGATCCCGCACTGGTTGTAAAATATTTTCACAAAGCAATTTTAATTTTTCTATCTGATCTGCGTTAGGATTATTATCAATACCTCTTCGTATCGCAGTATCTGATTTAATTAATTCAGCTAAAGAAAAATTACGAGTTAGTTTCATATTTATCCTTTCTATTATATATTTTTTTTGATTTAATTACACGTTGTTTGTATCTTCTTAATCTCAATAATTTAACAACCTTATTCAATGATGAGTTTTTTGATTGATTTCGAGCCATCAATATTATCCTCTAATTCTGCTTTACCTTTCCAACATTTGTAAGTCACAGACTCAGAAAAAGTTCTTTCCGCTTCGCGCTTCCCGCGCAGGCACATCGCCATCGAATCTTGCAGTCGTGCCTCCTTAATCTCTCCATTAATAAACATTAGTAATCCTACAACAGCTTCTATCATTGTGTCTTACCATTTTTATAACCAAGATCTCTATTAGCATCTTTAAGTTTTTCAATATCTTCTAAAACTTTGTCCATTTGTTTTCTTAAAAATTCTATGTTAACTTTATTTAATGCCATATTTTCTATGTGCTTGTTTAACTTATCCGTGGTCTTATAAAGATCTTCGATCATCATGAACTGCTCAGAATCTGCGGGCAATGAACCTAATTGTCCACGTGGCCATTTGATTCTAAACTCTGTATTCTCTTCAAGATCTTTCTCCATTATCTGTATACGAGTGTCTGCAACATTGAGACGTTCTATAATTTGGAAATAGCCCATGGTGCCGAGTGCCACGATTATTATTAAAGAAGCAACCGTCTTCATTGGCATCTGCACGGCTGCTTCTTCAGAAATATTTAAAGGTTTTTTATTCATTTTTTCCAATCAAAAAGCCATTTAACATACCATGCCCAAAAAGCTTTCCATTTTCTTACAATTTTTTCCCACATAATAAACTCCTATTTTAATAATAATTAAAATTTATTAAGTATCTTACCTTATTTGCATCAGGTTTTACAGCTCTATGCATAATATTTGATTTGAAAATAATCATTCTATTTTCTTTAGATTTTAAGAATATTTCTTCATTTTTAAGTTTTAGTTCTGTGCCACCACCATTTTCACTTAAATTTAAGATAGATGTAAAATGATCATCAAAATTATCTATATGATATAAAGAATTTTTTTTTAAATATAAACGTTCAAAATCTAAATTTGCTCTAACTTGTATTACGGCACGAGCATTTAATTTTTGCAATATTGGAATTATAAAAGGTTCAAAACATTCACTTTGAATTTGTGCATTGTTATAAAAATTATGAGTAAAATAACCTAAACTATTAATATCTTCTTCTACAGTTTTTAATCTTCTTCTCCAAGGAAAGTCTTCATGAGTTATTAAATTTTTTAAATTTTTATAAAATTCTAAATCACAAAAATTATCTATAACCTTATAGTCATTCATTTATTTTTTTTTCATTTCGTAAAACATCCTATCTGAGTCTTCAGTTACGTATCCAGATGCTTCCGCATCCCAATAAGTATTTTGGACTTTATAGTCAGGCCAAGAGTTATCAGTAGTGTAACTATTAACATGCCAAAGAATACGGTTATTAGGCTGAGCTGCATAATTACCGTTAGTGAGAGCCAATATATGCGCACACTTATGTTCTTGAGGAATTTCAGAATGTTCCACGTCAATAATATTGGTGTCAGGATGAGCCCAATCAATAGTGAATAAATATTGTCCGTGATAAAATTTTTTATCAACTCCCATATATTTACCATTTAAACCATCCAACCAATCAAAGCAATGAACACTAGGCCAATAACTAAAACTGTTCCACAGTTCCAACTCGTGTAACTGCATATCGGGCACTTTATCTCTATGAAACTGTTTTTGGAAAAACGCTGAGATAGGCAACCTCCAATAACACGCACCGTTTGGTAACATGATATTAAATAAGATCGCACGTCCTGAGATTGATGTGATCCCAAAGACAACACAGTCAACAAATTCTTTATTATATTTTTTATCCATATCATAAAGATACTCCTTTCTTACTTTACAATATAAAGGTGGTATGTTTGCATTTAAGTATGACATAGTTATTTTGGTATGTAAATATTTTTAAATTCTGACATTTTAACAGTCCATTCAAGTATTTTAAAGTCCTCCACTATAGGTAATCCAGCTAGATTAAATGAGGTATTTAACAGCATGGGTACATTTGTCTTTTTATAAAAATTATAAATAAGATTATAAAAATGTTTATTTTGCTTTAAAGTTACAGTTTGTATTCTACACGTCTTGTCTACATGCACTATGGAAGGCACTTCATTTATAGCTTTTTGTTTTGCATCAACAGCAAATGACATAAAAGGACTTTCATTTAAAGAACCTAAATCAAAATAATCTTTTGCAAATTCTTGTAATATAGTGCCTGCTAAAGGTCTCCACCATTCTCTTTTTTTAAATGTATTTACAATTTCTTTAGCATTTGGATTTCTAGGGTCGAACAATATAGACCTATTACCTAATGCTCTAGGTCCCCATTCACTGTGACTTTGAAATATTACTAATGGTTTTTGAGATAAAATTACTTCTATTGCATCATCTATGTTATTTATAATGTTCATAATATAAACAAGCTCCTATACAAGTGCCAGCGTCATTAGGTATGGGGTCCACAAAAAAATTTAATTTAGGATATTTTTTTACATATTTAAAATTATTAGAACAATTTAAAAAATACCCTCCTGACAACAGAATATTTTTTCCATAATTTTTTGCAATTTCTATTAAATTACAAGTTTCTGAGAAAGTTTTTTCCTGCACATCAGCTGCTATATTTATTTTGTCATAATCCAATTGATATTTTTCTTTTGAATATTTATAAGATGATAAACCCATCAATTTTCCAGCATCATATGGTTCCATACCAATAGCAAGGCAAGCTTCCACAAAAGCTCTTCCACCTATTGCTTTTTGTGATAAATGTGTAAATACTCCTTGAATATATTTAGATATTTTTAAATCGCTACAAAATTCTTTATGTTGATCTAATCTGTTAGAACCATGTTTATAAATTGGATAAATACTTTTTTTATTTAAACAATAAATAGATTCAAACTCTCTATATGGATTTTGTTTTTTTATTAAAGCTCCAGCTCCGTCTACAATAATTGCTACAGCCTCTTCAAATTTGCTAAAGTAAAAAGATGTTAACGCATGATAAATATGATGTTTTGTTATATCAAAAAAATAAGGAGGATTATTCAATTGATTCTGAATAATTTTTATTATCTTATCCTCCTCTAAATCAGAGGGTCTTCCATATGAAGCATAACAAACAAAATCTACTTTATCTATTTTTTGAAAAATACTTTGAAAAATTTTAAAATTTTTTGATGTTGGTTCCCAAAGTTTTTCTAAAATAAACCTATCTTCATTATAAAATTCTGTAATAGTTTTATTTTCGTAAATACAAATAGAAGGATGATGAGATATATTAACACCTAAAATCTTCATTAAAATTGTATATTTTACTTTTTCTGATAATGCAACAATTTTAACTTTTATACTTATTTTTCCAGTATTGAGATCTTTCTATTTTTCTAATTCTATAATCTAAGTTATGTATACCAAGCAATTTTTTTAAGAAATTTATTAACACTTCCATCTTTTTCTAGCTTGTCTTAATCTTGAGTTTGGATTAGCAGCAGCTTTAGGAAACTTCTTCATCTGACCTGCTGATCTCGCACAAAAAGATTTACGCCTTTTTGCTGCTTTTGATCCTGGCTTTACTTTACCAGTAACTGCTGTTTTTAATTTAGAACCAGGGTTTGCTCTTCTATATGCAGCAACACCAGCTTTTGTCATTCCAGCCCCTTTTTTAGTGGGTCTAAAATTTTTTTTATTTCGAGCTGGCATAACATCGCCACCTCTTTTAAAAGTTTTTTTAAAAAAAACTCCTTGTTGATCTTTTCCTATTTTAATACCAAACTCTGATTCTACTTCTCGTGAGGGTGTGCCTGGTACAAAATTATCTTTTAATTTTTGTCTTCTAATTGTTATACTAGGTTTTAATTTACTTTTTTTACCTATTTGTTTGAGGTCATCACCTGTAAAACCAGTTTTTGGTATGAAATCTTTTATACCACTATCTATTTCAATTCTGGTTAATTTATTAGCCATGCCTCAAACCTCATTATAATATAAAACTAAGCATCAAAATAAACAGTCACCGAATTACAACTTACTTCTGAAAAACTTACAAAAGCACCATTTTTATAAAGAATCCCATCTTGTGGAATGTTAATAGTGCTTATATCTCCTTCAGTTGCAGTTGTTCTAACTGTTAATAATGAAGTTCCAGAAATACTTTGGTTTCTTACCTCAACACTTCCTATCGCTCCACCTGAACCAACGTTTGCTTGTCTCACTCTTGTTCTACCTTGAAAGATACTTCCAAAAACATCAGCAGTCATTCCTAAAGAAACATTAGCTGCAGGTTGTGCGCTCACTGTTGCAGAAGTTATTGTTAGAAAAGCACCTGTAGTTCCAGACGTAGTTGTTGCTGAACCTGGTAATGTTATTACTTCGGTAAGAGCATCTCCATTTTCATCTGTCCCAACAATAGTTATCGTTTTGCCACCATCACTTGAACCCGTTGTAGTAGCTGTAATTTTTCTGGCTGTGTTAGTGCCAAAAGAAGTTTTTGCTAAAGTAAACGTAGTTGTAGGTTGAGCAGCAGCGGCAACAAAAGTTCCAGATGAAGCATTCGTGTCTATAAAGGTTTTGGATTTTACGTCACCCATGTACATTTTTTTTTCTCCTATGTTTGTGGCTCCCGAAGGAGCCACTAGTTATTTATTATTGTGTATCAAAAGGTGTTGCAATTTGTCCAGCACTAACAAGCTGTCCTTCAACAGCGTATAAGTTAGCTGCAATTGCAGTAAATTTAATTCTTGAACCTTTTAAACCACCAGTCGTAGCACTACCAGCCTCACCATTTAAATTAACTTCATTGTTGGCTGCTGCTGGAATAAATTGTTTACCAGCTGTAGACGCATCAATACCAAGTGTAACAGCACCGACAAATTTGTCAGCTGTGTTAGCAGTCTTGATAGTTCCTGTGAAATTATCAATGAAAAGAATTTCAAAAGTAGTTCCAATTGTATTTGCGTTATTTGGATCACTTCCTGGTCCTGCAGAAGCAGAGTCAGCAGTTGAAATTATTGAAGGTATCGTGATTGCAGTTGGTGTTCCAGCAGGATCCATTGTTACTAGTCTTCCTGCATGGTCAGCAACAGTTAGATCCGTTGCTAAAGTGACAGCTTTCACTGCGCTTGGTCC